CGGCAAAGTCAACAACTGGCTCAAACTTAAATTCGTACTTAGCCGTGCTATTGGCCTTAAATGTTAAATGCGCGTATTGGGCGGCAGAAGTGGCTCTTCTTATCGCAAAGATCACTGGAGCATATTCAAATGCAACATCAGAGACTGTTGAGACAGGGCGACAGCCAACCTTGAAAAAAGCAATCCGATGTTTAATGCCATTATCTGAATCAGTATGAGGCTTTTTAATCTCAGAGCCCTTGACTTCTTTTACTTTGTCGCTGCCATATTTTCCTTGGCGACCTGAAATTTTTCTGAAAACTGCTGTCTTCAAGCTGAACCCAACAAAATCGCAGCTAGATACAGTGCTGTACAATCCAACCTCAATCTTCGACAAGCATTTTGTAAAGAAGTTGTTGTCTGATGTTTTTGGGTCAATGTCTTTAGCAAGTCGCTCCCAATTGCTAATCAAATAATTAAGCTGTTCAACAGTTTCTCTTTTTTCCGCCTCAAGCGCATCTAAGGCATTATCAATGACCAAGCCTCCATCTAGGTCTTCTGTTGAGTTTTCTCTCATATGATCCAAAAAGATATCTGCTTCTGCAAGGGAGAAAGGATACTTCCTGTTGAGCTTTTTTACTCCAGCTTCCGAGCCTGGCCCGCTAAAAAGCATAGGTTGATTAGGGTTTCTTTTTTCGCCTTCTTTGCGGCCGTTTTCAAGGCGATCAATATGCCACTCCCTGATATATGCTAAGCCTCTTTTTAGAAAATTTTCTTGCTTGCGTTTTTGGTTTGTAATCTTGCGCTGTACGTTAGACAGGCGTTTTTCTGTGCCTGCAGGCGAAACATCTGCTGTATCTCTTAGAGCTTTTGCTGTTTCTCTTTGTGTCTCTGTTTTGCTTCTTGCATTAACGCCAGCGTAATTCCAATCGCTAATATGACCTCCATTTTCTAAAAACTGCCCTAACTTTTTAGAGCCTCTCATTGTGAGCACAATATTCTTGCCCCTATCACGCCTGCCTGTACTAAAAACGTTATCATTATCTCCATCATTTTTTCTGCTGTTCAATTCAATAACCTTAGCCTCGCCTGGCTTTGCGCCAGTTATCAAGTCCTCCAACTTATCTTCTAATGTTTGGATTTTATCAGAAAAATCTTGATATGTTTTGGTTCCTTCTTTATACCTGCCTTGACGAAGAACTTTCTCTTCATCGTCTACATCTCCAGTAACATACTGTTCCCATGTCATGTCCTTTGCGGGTGATCCTTGAGCGACATCTACGATGTTGTCAAAATCACCATTGTTAATCTGTACAATCGCTTTATTTATGCGTCTTTTGATTTTATGTATAGCATCCTTTGTAAGACTTGTTTCCATTTCCAGTTTTCGTACATTTCTTCCCTGTCGAATGGTATGACCTATTGAGCCTTGGCGAACCAGCTTAGACACCTCACCATTTTTATCTAAAAAGTTATTTTTAGTCTTGTTGACATTAGTGTAAATTTTTAGCGCGTTGAAGCCAGATGCACTCTTGTCGGCATCGAAGGCTGTCTTTAAATTGTCGGCGGTTAGCGTTCCGGCTCTTTGTATTTCATTTAAAGAAACAAGAAGCTCTGTATCCTTGTGATTAATTATTCTTTGAGTCCAATCAAGCTCAATTGCCTCGTCTCCAAAATCAACTGTTTTGATAGCGTCACTGCCAAACTGATCTTGAAGCGCGTTGGCAAGTGTTTTGCTAAGTGAAAGCTTTATACTCTTGCTGATACTGTTCTTGCCTGAATTTTCATCAGACAAATCTTCTATAACATCATTAATGTTATCTCTAACTGAATCAGTAAACTCTGCAAAAGAGTAAGGCTTTGTTAACGAGTATTCAGTTGTTGGTCTTTTGCCGGACTCGATGCACTCAAATGTTGCAGTAACTCCTGATTCTGAAATATCAAGTGGATTGCCATTGACACTTTTCAACCTGTATTTAGCCGTACCAAGCATGTAAGAGGCAGACATATCCAAAGAGTCCGCAGCCGTTTGCTTTATTTCATCCGCTAGAACCTCGTGAGGCTCAGTTTCTTGCAAAGAGATATTAGGAATTTTAAGATTAAAAGTATTGTCAGCAGCAGCTATGTTTCCATACCCTCCAGTGTCTGAATTGCCAATCAATATCTTATCGTCTGTCCCGTTTGCAGCTTTTTCTATGCCTTTACTGTTTCTTGAAATGACCTGAACATTAATGGGAATTGGATCATACGCTCCGAACCTGGAAAACGATGACGGGGAAAATGTTTGACTATATCCATTAATCATATTGCCTTGGCTGTTGATTAGATTGATAGCTTTTTCTGTGCCAACCGACCTGTTCTGCAAGACAGGATGCGATTCTTTAATATTGTTAAAACCCTCAGTGCTATCTCCATAAGTTAAAAGGCCAGAGGAAGTGTTGTTAAAAAACAAAAATCTGCGAGCTTTTTGATAACTGCTCAAAGGCAGTTGACCCAATGCAGTCCTATCAGCATCGATCTGACGAATGTTGCCGGCGCCAAGAACTACAAGTAGTTGTGCAAAATGGTTGCCGCCAAGCGTTTCAACCGCAGACCAAACCAAAGACCCATTGACGCGAACACCGCCAGCTCCATTCATAGAAGTGTTGGTATAGACAAGGCTGACCGGATCGCCATAGCTTGCAAGCTCAAGTGAAGAGTTGAAGCCAAACCGTGGCGCTAAACGCTTGTTCCTTGGCTGACGCTGTTGGCCATCTTGATCCGGTAGCTGCGGCTTTGGCGCCAGTAACGCAGCGCCTACTTGGAACAGCGTGCCAATAATTGTTAGGGCAAGTGCAACTCCTGCTTGGGTGGCAGGGTCGCAACGTATATCAAAAATCGTGCCAACCTTGCTATCCGCATATGTGCGCTGGATCGCAATAAACCGCAGATACTCTTCCTTCGTGACGCCAAGCGCCTCGATCAGTTGATATTCATAAGGAAGAAGCTTGCGATCCATCAATCAACCCAGAAGTAATACGCCTTGACTCGACCAAGCGGCAAGCTGACAACAGACTCGCCAGGTGCAATGAAAATCAAACGGTCATCAACCACACTACCAAGTGCCGGCCTTTTGGAACGCGCAATCAAAGCCACAGCACCATCTGTTGGCATCTTAATTCGTTTTCCACTCTTCAGTAACCATCGAGCTACATGGGTTGGCTTCAATGTCTCAGGGCTGTAAAGCCAGTAGGCCCACGCAAAGCTTTCTGTGTAATCAGACAGCCCCAACCTGCTTCGTATTTCGCAAACCAACTGAAAGCAGTCAGTCTTTCCACTGCCGTCTAATGGACGAGCACCCCAGCAATACTTCAACCCGATCAGATCGTTCATCGGAGCGAGATAAACGAGTCAAGTGGCAGCACGCCAACATTGTCTTCAGTCAACTGCCTTGACGGGAATCCTGAAAATGCAGCGTCTAGCGATGAGCTGAAGCGAAGTTCAATCGTGTCTGCATTGAAAGTGGCACCAAGACCGATATAATTCTCTTCTGGGCCTCCAGAAGAAAGCCTTCCTTCAGGCGTCACAAACCTCGTCTTCAGGTTGAGTGTGCTCTTTCTGTTGCCATCGCCTTGCGCTACAAGTTTCAAAGCATATTCGATTGCAGGGAATAAAACCTGTATTTGATCGTTATCACCACCTAAGCTGGAAACACTGCCTTGCACTTGAAAAGGCGCAAACTTATAAGTCACGCCAAGGTCGGAATTTGTAGTGCCTACAAAGTAGTTCTGAAATCTGTAGGGCTCAACACGCGTTTGAACAGTTAGATCAAAGAACTGACAAACGCGCAACTCATTGACGCTCATGCCTGCAACTCCCCTGTCAGCTTAATTGTGACAGTGCTAATGCCAAATTTAACGCTTGTTACCTGCGGCGGTGCAGCGTACCTCCACCGAATGTCAGTGCCAGAGCGAGGAATAATTTCTTTTATTAAATTGTCTTTGTTGCTTGCAATCGTGCTGCTATCGATTGAAGGGTCAAGCTTCATCATTCCTGAAAAAACTTTTCTGGGCAAGCTAAAAGACTCAAGAGTGCCATCAACGGCATTGTAGTGCCTCATTAAAGTTTGCAGCGTACCAGAATCATTTTTAAGCTGAGAATCGTCCCCTATATTTTTAAACACAAGATCAAGGCTGTATCCAGTCTGCTTATTGCCAAAACTGCGTTTAAAGATAGTTCCAGACAGAGACCGATAAGTCACGCTTGGATAGTCGCCCATCGTAAATTTTCTTGACGATGGCACAATATTTGGAAACTGTTCAGACATCAGCGGATACCAATACGAGAACGAGTACGTGGACTATTTTGTATCTTATCTAGTGTCATGCCCATTCCTCGCTTTGCACCATCAGCAGCAGCCTGTCGCCGTGTCATCGACATGGCATCCTCAAGCTGCTCACGGCTTACAAACTCAGTTTCACCAATGGTAGTTGTTTCAAACGTAAAATTCATTGACGGGCTAGAAGAAGCAACAGGTGAACGACCCATCATCTGAGACAAGTCGCGATTGGTGTCAATCCGGCCGGTTGCACCCGGCACAAACAACTCAGGACCGCGCTCGCCAACCACATAAGGACGACCAGCTTGAGCTGGGCCACCGTTTGCCATTGGGCTTGCAAACACACTACTGCTTGGGCTGTATAAATCGCCAGCACTAAGCACCTCAGTTACATTCGCTCCGTGAATATCAGGTTTACTGCCACCACCACCACCAAGAAGGCCAGCAAATGCCTTCGCAACACCAATCGCGATATAGGTGGCGATCATCTTGGCGCCTTCTTGAATCAAGACCCTGCCAACATCTTTCAAGAAATTTGCAAATACTTCTTTTGCCTTAGCAGTGCCAGCTACAAGGCCCTCAATACCGCTTGCTAATGAATTACCGACAGCATTGCCAATGCCCTGTGAAACGTTTACAGCGACTTGTTGCAGATCTTTCAGCTGATCTTTTGACTGCTTAATAAAGTCCTTGAGCTTAGTGTTTTCCTTGGCTGGCATCCCCAAAGCCAGCGTCGTGGCTTCTTCTTTTTTGCCTCTTAGTTCTTTGCGCTGTTGAATTAATCTGTCTAGCAGTTTAACCGCTTCTCCTCTTAAAAGACCTTCAGACTTCAAGAGTTCAAGCTCTTGAATCTTTAGCTCTAGATTTTTTAGTGAGGCATCATAAACTCTGTTGATCTGCACAACTTGCTGTGCTATCTCAGGGTTCACTCCAGTCTTTATTAACGCAGCATATTCACGTTCGCTTTTCAACTTTTGATTTATGCCGTCAATGACTGACTGCAACGGCTCTTGTGATCGTTCAATAATCGCCTCTATCTGTTGATTAAGCTGCAAGCGCTGTGCTTCTTTTAGGTTTGATTCTGCCGCAGTAGTCGCGTCTATGACCTTTTGATCACTATTCTTTTTAAGAATAGCTCCAATTTGTGCTTCTAATGTTTTACGCGCATTTGCTTGCTGCGCCAACACTCTACCAATTTCGCCTTGAGCCCTTGCAAGCTCTAAAGTTTTTGCTGTGCGCAGCTCAAGCCCTTGAGCTTGCTTAAGAGCACTAGCAAAGGTCTTGTCGGCGCCTCCCCCCTCTGGCTTAGTAAGCCCATAGTCATGTTTTCCAGCCAAGCGATCTTTTTCTGTTTGTGTTGCGACGAGAGGCTTTCGCGTCTCCATTCTTTTTGTTAGACGATCAATTTCACGACCAAGTCTTGCAACTTCGTTTATGTCATTTTGAATGTCTTCTCTTGCTTTTGCAGCACTTCTACCTTCTCCAGGAGCGCCAGCTACTCCAGCCTCTGGGATCTTTTTCATAAGCTGCCTACGTTCATTCATCAACGTCTGACGGCGATCACGCGCAGCGCGATACTCCGCTACAGCCTGCTTAGAACCAGCAGCTGGCAGGCGTGCATTAGTAAGCAGCTTTTCATTCAACCGATCGACTTCATTTGTTTGATCTTTTAACGCTTCCGTGATTGCATATATGCCGCCTACAACCAGCGCTCCAGCAGCTATCCCTAAGAACAAAGGATTGCTTGACATTGCTAAAGTAAGTAATTTAACTGCTCCGCCGGCATTAATAATTGCTTTTTTCAATGCAAGTATTCCAGTGACAACCCCTGCAATTGCTCCGCCACTAACTGCGCCAGCAAGCACAGCGAGAATCTTGTCAATATTTTTTCCAAGGACTGTCAAGACATCAACAAGCTTTTTAGTTGCGTCAACAACAGCAGGAGTAATATCACTAATAAACTCACTAAATGCATCTTGAAAGTTAGAACCTGTTTCAAGCAATGCCTCGCCAACTTGAAGTCTCATTTCATCAATTGCTACCGTCAAGCGAGCGCCTGCATCAGCTGTTGAATTTGCTATATCGCTTGCGGTGCCGCCGTACATGCGTCCAAGCTCACGGACAAATTCCATCAACTCGTTCAAGCCAACAGTGCCTGCTTTAAATGCTTTCTGCAGCTCAACTGTCGTCATATTGTTTGCTCTAGCAAACGTTGTTACGGCACCTGGAAGCCGTTCCGCGAGCTGATTAGAAATTTCTTCTGCACTAACTTTTCCCTTCGAGAACGTCTGCACCATGGCCGTTATTGCACCTTGAATATCTTGCGCGTTGCCTCCAGTCGCTTTAACTGCTGCAGCAACATTGCGGAAAGTAATCTCTGCATCTGCAACAGGACCATTAGAGCCAACAACTGCAGCAGTTAACCTTGTAATACCTCTAATTGCTTGCTCCTGAGGAATATTTAAAGTACGTGTTGCGTTAGTTGCGGTTTCAATAGCAGAAGTAAAATCTTCTTGGTCTTTTGTTACGCCACGCAGCGCAATTTTTAATTTTTCAATTTGACTTGCATACTCAGCCGTGCCCCCAAGCGCTTGGCGGAATCCACCAACCTGCGCACCAATCGCTGCACCAGCAAATGCACCACTAACACCACCTAATGCTGCACCGCCAAGACCACCTAACGCGCCCTCAGGGCCGCCAAAAATACCGCCTGAAATAACAGCACCAGCTATCTGCGTGGCTCTGGCACCTTGCCCATAGCCACCGCGCGGCCTGCCTTGCGCTTTATCAAGCTTGCGGTTAACTGCGTCAATCTCTCTAGTCGCCTCGCGATATGCAGCGCTTGCTGGATCAAGATTATTTCTTATACGCTTCCAGCTAGCAGCCTGTGCTTGCAGGCTATTTATGCTGTTATTAGAAGCTCGTGTAGCAGCACGAATGTCTTGAGCCACCTGCTGGTAGCTATTACCCATCATGTCAATATCTTTATTAAAACGCGACATGCTAATTTCACGAATGCCCTGGTAAAGGCCGCTAATTTCCGTTATTGATGACGAAGCTCCCGTTGGAACCGTCGGCCGTTTTCTTTGCTGCCTTGCTATTGATTTTTGTATAGCGATTTCATCTCTTACGGCTTGATTTTTTGCTTCAATTGCTTCCTTCTCTTGCTTAATCTTTCGCAAGTTATTTATGCGAGTCCTAATCTCACGCTTTCTAGCCTCGTTAGACGCAGAAGAAGTTTCAACAAATAGCTTCAGCTTTCTCTCAAGCCCTGATATTTCCGTTGCTAACTCTTTATAAACCTTTCCTCCAATCTGCGCCTCTCCTTGCAACCCTTTTAAAGCAGTTATTTGTGCTTTTATTGCGCTTGTGCTAGTCCTGGTTTGTTTCCCTGCCTTGTCCAGCTCAGCCTTAATCGCTTTTATCGCACTAGATGTATCACCTGAAAGCTCTTTTGCGAGGCCAGTAAAAGACGACTTTAGTTTATTGACTAAGCTCTGAGTGCCTTGCGCATCTTTAAGCTCAAGGTTTATGACAATCGGCTCAAGCTTTGCCATTAGAGGACTTCCGCAGGTGGGTCAGAGCCGCCGCCTCCAAGACTTGAAGGCGTTCGAGCATGTCGCGACGATCTTCCACATTGTAAAGGTCAAACAAGCCACCGGAACCTAGCAGTACCTCGTATTTCAATCCGATATACCCAGCCATTGATACTTGCCATTGCGTTTGCACCCGCAGGAACATCATCAATGCCTCCCAATTCTCTTCCCACACCTCACAGTGCTCTTCTTCGACTTGTTTCTTAACATGCGGCTTCAAGCCAAACGCAGCCGCATCAAGGTCACTACTATCTTCAATTTTTGTACCCCCTGTCGCCCAGTACTCGGCGACAGCCTCTAGTTTCCCAGCTCACCCCCTTTGTAAGTTTCTGTATAAGCATTCAAAACACCGCGAATCCAGTAAGGGTCATCAGCAAACTCTTTCAGTGCTGCTTGCGTAAAAGTCACGGCCTTACCAGTTTCATCCTGGATTTCCTCCCAGCCCACCATGATTGCCTGAAGAAGGTCCAGTTCACCGCGATCAGCTAGCTTCTCAAATTTTGAGCGAGGCAAGCGCTTGAACACTGCAGTAAACGTTGAGGTGTCAAAGGTGCCGCCGTCTGCTGGCTCTTCAACTTTTACAGGCCATTTAACGGTAGAAACCTTTTTACGAACAAAAGCCACGAAATAAATGCATAAGCTGGTTCAGCTTACACAAAAAAAGGGAGCCTGCAAAGGCTCCCTCGTGCCGTCAATCAGGTGTAAATCAATGACATCTCATCATTACCACTAGTGCTTGGCACACAGGTGTAAGGAATCGCCAACATCGCAATGCCATCTTGATCCTCATAGGAGACATCACCAATATCTACACGAGTAGATGTGAACTGCACGATGTTTCCAGCGGCAGTGCCATGCGTGAACTGAAGGTTCCCAAGGCTTGTGTCAACCAAGGCTGCAGCGAAATAGTCTTTTGTTGCCATCAGCACAGCTTCTAAAGTCACAGACCCATTGACGCTACGGTCGGTCAACAGGCTTTCCTTAGTGCCGCCGATCAACTCCCGATAAATGATCTCATTGCCCATGTCGACGCTAACGCTAGACAAGGCACCGGCATAAGACAGTAGCTGAAAGCTAGTGCTATTGCCGTTTTTGAAGATCAACGGATTAGCCTGATCACCGTAAGTGATTGACGGCAAAGCAGAGTCATCAGGTGCGTTATAGATTCCAGTAAACGTGAAGTCGATCGTTGGAATCTCTGAAACGGAGGCATTCAGAGTAAATGTCCCACGAGCGCCAGTCACCTTGTGACGCACACCATCGATGTTGTAGTGAATGGTGACGCTATCAAAAGAAGAGCTGACTGGCGCATAAGTGACTGAAGTGCTGCTAACAACAGTTTCACTAAGACCACAGGCCTTAAGGGCCTTGCCATATCTAGGCGCTGTGCCAGCCGCACCAGAACCAGCCAGCTCAACGCTAAACGTGCATTCAACACGAGTGTTTGCTAGCAGTTGCTCAGACGCGCCAAGGTATGGACGGATCAGATCACGACTGACTGCATCACTCTGCTGAGGCGTGATATTTAGGTCCCTTACGAGGACAGCGTCTACTCCAGTTGGAGTTGGATCAGTCCCGTAAGTCGACTCCGTCTCCAGCAGGATCAGGCGTTTCCGCAGTAGCAGGGCCATCGGTTGTTTCCTGTGATGGTGTTGGTGGAAGCGTGCGCTTGATTAAAGTACGCTCGCCCGTTTCCGGGTCCAGCAGGTAGCTCCCGCCTTCACCACGGTGTTCATCTGCCATGTTAATTCCAGAGACTGCTTAGGTTCAGGTTACTGCGTCAGATCATTGACCTCAGTTCGGTACTTGATTTCATACTCGCAGAAAATCACGCCAGCAGGCTGATCGGCCTCAAGCAGCTGAAAACTTGTCTGAGCCGGCTGCACATCAATCGCATAGCCACCCAAGGTCAAGTCAGCCATCATCTTGGAATGCAGGCTTTCAATTGTGTCATCAGCAGCCTGATCAGGCACCGTAGCCCTCTCGATGACGCTGATTCTTACGCGCAAGGTCCAGTCCAGCGTTGGCAAACTCGTGGCCTGAACTGGCGTGTCAGACAGTGGCTCAACCACAATCGCTGGCGACTCGGCTCTAGCCAATGGCTCAACGCGGCTGCGATAAATCCGAGTGCCGACACCAGTGGTATTGGCAAGTGCTGTCTTGATCGCAGCCAGGATGTTTTCCCTTTTTGTCGTCATGGCCTTGGCATCTTCAATCCAGGATCACGACCATTCTGGACGATGTAACACGCACGCTTGTAGTAGAACGAGTCTGTCTTGCCCTCTCTCTCCAAACTTTCTTTCAAACGATGCCAGTTGTCGAAAGAACGCTTGTCCACTTAGTCCTTCATTAGCATTATGCGCATCAGCTTACCGTCGTCGAGCAGCATTGGCTCCCTTACCGTGTAATCAATACCATCAACATTCATTGCATCTCCATTCTTTATTGTGGAGAAAGTTGAAGTTTTGACAACCACGCTATAATCAGTAGTCAATATTACTCCGTCTGCAATAATCTCACTTGGAGAATCCAAGTATCCAACTCCGCTGGCGGCGCTAGAAGCCACAGACACCGTAAAGCCAGGCGTGTCGAAAAAAGCATCAAGGTCTTCTTCAAAAGAAATTGCCATAGTAAAAAGCCCCCGGATGTCCGGGGGCACAGATCAGTGATCAGTTGTACTTCTTGCGTCCTAAACCAGTGACGCTAACTGCGCCCGCACCACTGCCACCAGCAACCGTGATAACAACACGCG